AGATTTACCTTTTTCAAATTTAAGTTTAGTATCTAATACCGCTTGTTGCTTCTGTACTTCTGCCATAGCAGCAGCTTCACTAGCTTCAGCATTAGCAGCTGCTTGTGCTTGTATGTTTGCTAAGTTAGCAGCTTGTGCAGCTTCAGCAGCTTTCTTACGCTTCAACTTAATCATTTGATTAGCTAGCTTAAGATTATTTATTTGCCTAATATCTATAGCATCTTCTAGATTTATACTGCCACTAGCTAATGCTGCTTGAATATTTGCTTCTAACATTTCTTTCTCTTGCTCATCTGGAACTAAATCCATGTATAAGCCAAAATCGTATAAATGTATATTTTGTAAATCATCTAATTGACCTACATTCCAAGTTGATATACTATTTTTTAAAGCCTCTTCAGTTAAAGCAAACTCTATGCTATCAGCAGTTCTTAAAACTATATTTTCACAAGTTCTTACTGTTAAGTATAAATAAGCATTTAATATATGTTTAGTAGCTGTATTTGAATTTGCAGCTGCAAGTTTTTGCAAGCCTACTAGTGAGTCTGAGTTTGGTTGACTACCGTCTCTAGCTTCATTAAGCCCAGTTACATCTCTTATCATTTGTAGATAATACTGATAAGTTTGTATTAAAGAATTTATTTTTCCACCGCCATCACTTTTAACTAACTCTTGTATTGGTACTCTACCATTATTAGGATCTCCTTCAGTAGTCATTGATCTACCTAAAATACTACCAGTTTGAAAATACATGTTTAAAGCTTCTTTAGCATTATAAGTAGTTCCATTTCCTAAATCTACTTCTGCTAAACCATCAACATCTAAGTAAACACCATCAGGTATTACTTTAGATATTACTTGCTGTATTTTTAAATGAGTCAATTGTATCATATCAGCAAAACCCATCATACGACTTACTAAACTTTCTATTCTGCCGTGATACATTTTAGGTGCACATATGTTATAGTTCATGTTTACTTTAACTAAATTAGATTTTGGTCTAGTCATATTTTCAGACATTTTCCAATCAAGCATCATGTCATAACCTAAAACTTTAGCACCGCTATATAAAACTTCTATTGATCTACTTACTCTATCAAAGTTGTCATTAGATCCTGGATTAAATGTATCTGGCTTTTCTAAAGCTTTTTCTAATCCTGTTGCAGTTTTTTTAATTTTAAAAACTTGTTCGCTATAAGTCTTATATTCAAAATACATTATGTATATAGCATTACCATCTCTTCTACCGTTGTAATTATATAAATAGTTGCTATTACCTTGGTATTGTTGTAGCCTTTCTAATTCATCATCTGTTAAATTAGGAAATTGTTTTTTAGCGTCTGCTAATGTTATTGGTTTAACTTCTCCAACATACCATAAATCTTCAAAATTAGGATCTTCACTATACGAATAAACCATTCTAGCTGGATCTACATATTCTACAGTAACACCTTCAGCTTTATTAAAGTTAGTTTTTACAGCACTCATACCTAACACTACTAAATCTTCAAGTAATCTCTTTTTAGTTAGATCATATCTATTCATCTGCAAAGAGTTGTTTACTGCTTCTTCACAAGCTATTTCTGATGCTTGCTTATAACTTAATTGCATGTGCAGGTCTAGTTCATCTTTGTTCTCAGGTAACTCTGAAGGAGTATCGCTATTAAACAAATCTAGGTTTAAAGTTTGTTGCAAAGATATTAAAAAATCTTTTGCTTGTATATCTCTTAATATGTCTTCAGCATACTTTGATCTTTGTTGTCTTGATTCTGGATCTTGAGCAAAGGCTTTTATATCATAAACTTTATCGTCCATGCCGTTAACAACTATATCTACAAATTTAGGTATTATAGGAACTGGTTTCCAGTCTAAATTAAGATATGATAAATCACCGTTTATAGCTAATTCATCTTTATACTTTTGAACAGGTTGCTCAGCTCTTGAATAAAGCCTACGCATTCTGAAATTATTATAATTAGTATTAAATCTGTTTTCAACTCCAGATCTTGTTCCGCTAAACCAATCACCTTCTATAGCCATTGCAACCTGCTTGCCATAGTCGATACTTTGTTTAACCTCATCAGGTACTACCTGATCTGGAAAAGAGCTATAAGTGTTTGTAATCTTCATTTATTTTATTATTTGTGAAATAGATCCTTTATTATTGTATGTACGTATACCTAAACTAACAGGTGCTACACTTCTTGTTGGAACCGGTCTATACTTGTTTTTGTTACAAGCCATAATTGCCAAACCAGAACTTATAGCGGCATCGTATTTAGTTCTATTATTTATGTTAAATCTCGCCCAATCATCTAATGTTTTTTGGAAATACATATTACCATATCCCGTTTCTACTTGACCTACAAAATTTTCAATATAATATTCTATTGCAGCAGCATGTGCTTGCTTAATATCTTCGCTTGAGTTAGGTATACCACCTATCTCTCTTTCGGTTATTGATAGCTTATTGTAAAGTTTGTCAGGTCTATTCATACTAAATCCTCTATAACCTCTACGCTTCAAATAATATAACAACCTTGGTTTATTATTTTCAGCTAACAACGGCATCCCATAGAAATGTAATGCCATTAAAACGTCTTCAAAAAATATTTCAGCTGTCTGTGGTCTAGCTATATATTCTAAGAAAAATTGATTAGCAGGAGAGTTTTCCATGCTGAACTTTGTCAATCCATGAAGTGCTCCTTTACTGCCGCGACCATCAACAGTACCGCTAATATCGTAAGAATCACAGCCGAAAGCTCCAATATGTTCGTTAGCGGGATATTTAGTTCCATTTTTTATTATTACGTTGTTTTGAATATTAAAGTCTGGCACCCAAGAAACTAAAAATCTACCTTTATTGTTTGGTATAAATACTACTTTAGTATCTTTTATTCCGTTTTCCCAGGCAAAGTTTCCTTTAGTAATACCAATACTATTATTTAATTCTTCGTTAAAATCTATTTGTTGATATATTCTAGTTAAGTTGAATAAGCTATCTTTTGTTTCATCTCTAAATGCATGTTGTTCCGTACGTGGAAACTGCCTATAGTATTCATTTAAAGCGTCTTGATCATGCTTTAATCCTTCGACTTCGTTTTCCCAGTGTTTGATAACTCCCGTTGTAATAACTGTACCATCAATTGTTTTGATTGGATCTTTTGGAGATGTGAAGATAGGAAGTCCGTAAGTATCCATGAATCCTTCGTAGTTCCATTCCATAGGTATGAACAAGCTGTAGAGTCCAGAAGCTGTTTGTCCGTTTTTATTTCTTTCAGTAACGTCTGAATTGTAGTATAATTTTTTGAAGTTGTCCCCACCTTTGTCTAAAGCATTTGAAGTTGAGCCCATCATACACTTACCTACGATTCTAGACCCCAGTCTTAATGTAGTTTTTGTAACCCTCCAGTTGTTTAATATATTATCAGGTCTTTCCCACTTACCACTTTCATCATGTGCTAGTATCTTTAGCTTTTCACCATCGTAAGAGTTATCACCAGTATTTTTCCAGTCAATAGTTGTATCAAGTCCATCTAATTCTTCTAGTTGCTCATTATTTTCCAACTTTCTTCTAGTAAGTTTGGATGCTGGAACCCTATATGCCAACTCAGTCTTTGGCCGATCCATACCGTCTTGAATTGGTTTGAAGAAAAACGGATAGTTAACGGATATTGGTACAACCTTATCTGTAAACATTTTTTTAGCATCTGCACCTGACTTACTGAGTATACCAAATCTTGAGTCAGAAGAAATTGTTGCTTTATTGACAAGTTCCGCTGATGCCATAAATGAAAACCCAGATCTTCTGTTCTTAAGGTAGCACATCCCGTAACATCTGTTATCTGCTTTACAGGCTTCCCAAAATATAAAGAATAGTCTATTTGACTCTCTATACTCAGGGGCTCCAACGTCGATCTTTGACCACTGGAGGTACATGTAATGTGTACCAGTAATATAAGTAGGAACATTATTATTATAAAACCAGTAACCTTGTTCTCTTCTTTTGAATTCTTCGTCGATATAATCATACCACTTCTCTTTAAAATCTAACGGATGTTCTTCCCAATCAAATCTAGTCTTTATTCTTTGTAGTTCTTTTGGATATTCAAATCTTTCCCAGTATTGTTCCTCTTTTTTCTTGCTTCGTTTAAACGGTTCATCTGCTGCTGGTAAAGCAATGCGGAGACCTTGTATTTCGATAACTGATTCAATTTTACCTGTTTTACTTATTACTACAAAATCATACTCCACGTTATAACCATACTCCCATTTTTTATATCTGTTGTTTTTAGCTAATATCTTAGGATTTACAACGTCCTTAATTTCTTTCCAAAGGGTTTGTTCGTAACTCACTTACTTCTCCCTTCTGCAAAACCTTTAAATGATTTTACTTCTTTTTCTACTTTATTAGTATCACCTGATAAAATAGATTCTTCCTCTTCTATTCTTTGTAATATTTCAAAAGCATCCATTATACAAAGCTTTTTAGTAGCTGCAGCATTTTTTAATCTATCAGCTGAGACATCTTCCTCAGTGTGTGTGATGATTTTTTCTTCAGCAACTTTAATTAACTCGTCTACAGCTTTACGCCCAGCTCGGATTATGTTCTTTCTCGTTTCCTTCGTACTCATGAGTTAAAGCTATGTCATTTGATTTCATACAATATAAACGTTCATTATTAATAATAAATTCAAACTCAGAGTTTGGCGTGAACGTTACAAGTGTCCCAGGTGTTATTCCTATGGATTCTAAGGAGCTATTAGTATATTTTATTATACCAACGTTAGGTTGCTCTTTATCAATGCTTAAATAATCTTTATTTAAAATAGGTTTTACAAAGCAATAATGCCCATGGGGTTTATCGTTGTACATGTATATTTGGTCAGGACTACAAAAGTACAGATCATCTTTAAAGTGCATAGAACTATTACGTTCTTTTCCTTTTTGATCGTACCATCTTCTAAATATATTATGATGTACATATAAATTGTCACCTTGTTTTATATGTGAGTTATAAGCAGCCGGCACCGAAACAACTACTGCTTGTTTGCTCACAAATCGGTGGTTCTCTATAGTGGTATTTATGATAAGTGTTTTATCACCTACCTTTCTTATATTATCATACCTAGTAGTAAGAGGTTTGATAATAAAGTTATATAAACTTTTCATTAATATTTTAAATCGTACTCAACTGATATAGCCATATTACGATTGAACTTTTTCCAAGGAAGAACTTCTTTTGATTTTGTTATATATATATTATAAGACTGATCGTTATCATCAAATAATATATCTGATATTACATGGCCACCGTATACTTCTTGCTGTAGTGAATAATGCATTGCATCATTTTTATAATCTGATCCAATACTTATTTTTCTAATTACTGACATCTTCCTTTTCTTTTTCTCTTTTCCATTTACCGGTTGTCATATCAATATTTATACTTCCATATTTTTCTTTTAAAATGCTTTTAGTATTTTTAACAACCTCGTTAGTGTCAGCTAAATCATGAAGTAGTGCATGTTTTCTAGACTCTATATAGCCTATCTCACACATTATTCTATTAACTTTATCTTGTTGATTTTTTATTTCTTCAAACTCTTTGTCATCTAATATTCCAGAGTCTACTGTTACTTTTTTCATTTTATTTTATTTAATTACTAACCAAGATGTATCTTTAAATTGCTTAACGTTAGTTCCAAAGTTTTCTGTTACAGCTTGCTTTACAGTATCCCAACTGTAATCATGTCCAGCTATAACACCACCTTTTTTAACTACTCTAATACAATCTTTAATATCTCTCAGCACATCTTCGTATTCGTGACTAGCATCTATATACGCAAAGTCAAAATATTCATCATCATAGTTATTTATAACATTGTAACTATAATCTTTAACATGATTTATAAAATCAAAATATTTTATATTATTATTAAATTCAGCTTCAACGTCTTTCCATGTATGGTTAAATATATTGTTAAAGCTTTCTTTTCCCTCAAATGGATCTATACATACTATTTCATTAAAAATACCAGAAGCAGCTATTATCTTAGCA